CAGCCTGGTAACAAGCTAGTTGTGGGTATCGTAAAGGACTTTTATCTTAAGAGAAAGTCAGTACCTACCATTACAGAGATTAAGACTTACCTCAAGAAAGAGGAAGACGTTAAACTCATTAAAGAGACTCTTACTAATTACAAGCAGATTGATCTAAATGGTAATCTTGAAGATCTTATTCAGAATACCGAGACGTTTTTTAAAGAAAAGACTGTATACAATACTGTTCTCAAGATTGTAGACGATTTCACTAATGATAGAGCAGACTATGGTAAGTTCCTGCAAATGTTTGAAACCGCTTGTAATATTAAGCTTGTTAGTGAAATTGGTTTAGATCTTTATGGAGAGTATCAAAAAGTTATCGATGACTTGAGTTCAAGTACTGAAGTTATTCCTACTGGGTGGGGATTTATTGACTCTAAGATCGGTGGTGGTCTTTATAAGAAAGGTAAAGCTCTTTATTTGTTCCTTGGACCCACTAACGTAGGTAAGTCTATTTTCTTAGGTAATATTGCTGCTAATGTGGCTAATAGTTTACCTGATGGAGAGACTGCTGTTCTTATATCCCTTGAAATGTCTGAGATGATGTATGCAAGACGACTCAGTAGTCATGTGTCTAAGATTCCAGTTAAAGAGTTACATGATCAAACTGCTGCTTTAGAGATATACTTCAAAGACGTAGCAGAACAAAAGAAACGTCGCTTAATAGTTAAAGAGTTCCCACCTAAAAGCATTACGGTAGGTGGTATTAAAGCTTATCTCGAGATGCTCATTAAAAACGGGATTAAACCAGGGATAATCATTATAGATTACCTAGGTCTAGTTAAGTCTAGTAGTGGAGATAACTCTTACGAGCAAGGTAAGGCAGTTGCTGAAGAACTTCGTGCTATGTCTTACTTCTTTGAGTGCCCTATAGTAAGTGCTATTCAAACTAACCGGGAAGGTATGGAGAATCCAAGTCTCGATACTGTATCCGAATCTCTTGGTGTTGCAATGACTGCTGACGTGATTTGGTCACTTCAGCAAGAAGAAGGAGATCAGGAGCTCGGCATTATTAAGGTAGGTGGCATTAAGAATCGTATTGGACCTAAACACGGCGCTACTGCTATGAGACTAGACTATGCCACTCTTTCTCTTTCTGAGGAAAAGGATTATATCGGATTAGCTAATAATTCTAGTAAGGATGGAGATGAAATGTCTAATTTAGAGAGAAAGCTTGAAAACATTACCAAATAGGTTAAATAACCTTTGTGATTACCAAAAACATACACGTTTTTACTGATGTTGATTTAGACGGCGCCGCTAGTCTACTTCTCGTGCATTGGGCTTTAAAAGTTAAGCTCGGAGATATAAAATTTACCCCGGTAACGGTTAGTAATTTTAGAAAAGAATTTTTAAAATGGCTCGAAGAGGATAGCTTTGATAACTACGATAATGTTGTTTTTTTAGATTTGGATACAGGTAATTGTGTAGACTTGATTGATCACCCAAAAGCAATTATAATTGATCACCACTTGACCCATGTTAACGTCAAGGACAAGTATAAAAGAGCAAACATAACAATTATAGAAGCTCCTTCCTGTGCTAAGCTCATATATAAGACATTTAAGGATAAAAAATACCTATCTGATTTATCTGATAAGCAGAAATATCTTGTTGCTCTAGCTAATGATTATGATAGCTATCAATTTAAATTGGAAGAGACGTATGATTTAAATTGCGCGTTCTCTAACACTCAACGCACTTTAGAAAAAGGCCGTACCCATAAATTTGTTGAAAGATTCTATAATGGCTTTGACGGTCTCAATCAATTTGAAAAGAATATCGTGAAAGAGTTTAAGACCGGAAGAGACCTTACAATTAAGAATTTGCAAGTGTACTCAGGCAAAGTGAGTATTAGCAAACAAGAACTTGTTGTAACTGGCACCACTGGGGCCAAGTATGTTAATGATGTTTGCGATCATTTATTAAAGACGTATAATTCCGATATCGTGTTCTTTGTTAATGCTAATAACTCTCATGTTTCGTTTAGAAAGAAAAAAGAATGTACAGTAGATATGTCAAAACTAGCAGCTAAGCTTTGTGAGGGAGGCGGCCATGAATATGCAGCAGGTGGCAAGATAACTGAAACATTTATGGAATTTGTAAAACAATTAACACCCGTGGAAACATAATAATGTCTGGTGTAATTGGAGCCCTCGAAGAAGCAGTACTAAATAACCCATTAGACTACTTAATGGATGAAGAAATTGAGGCTGAACTATTAAAGTTTAGTTCGTTTTGTTCCATAATGCATAATAAGAAACTCAATAGCGTGGCTATATTTTCTTTAATTGTTAAGAACAAAATTTATAAAAAGATCTATATGCGCTTAATTCATGTTGATAATGAAAGAGAGGCAATATTGCTATTTTTAAAGTTTAATCCCAACTTATGTCGTAGCAAAGTTGTGAAAGAGGTGTTACAATCATGACACCTAATGAACGTACCAGAAATATATAATACCTACTTGAGTGTATCTCGTGGCTCGAGAAATAAGCCCTGGAAAGCTCGTAAGGATTTTGATGGATTTGAAAAGACCGGGGACGGCTTTATATGCCAACGTCTAGAGCTATTCTTTAAAAAATTCCCCCAAATAAATCCGAGAGAGTTTCTTAAAGCTCCTTATGAAATATATAAAGACGAAGATATGTTCCCTCTCAACTTTTATACTACCCAGAAAGCAATAGCCGTGTATACCACACTACAAAAGCAAAAGAAAGAGGAATTACCTGATACAGAAGATCAGATTGAGGATATTAAAAAAACTCTCAAATACATTGCCGGGGTTTGTTTTGCCAAGAAAATTACTCTCGAACAATATTGTAACCTAAAAGAAGGCTATACATACAAGTCTATTATAGACTATAACAACAAACTTATTAACATTTATGTGTTGATTAAGTTGCCTTCTTTCGAAACACAGCTAAACTCTTTTAACCTTCAAGATAAAGAACTTTACTTAAAGGATGTAGCAAGTAACATTTCGAAATACAAAATGAGACTTAATACATCTGTTAGAGCTAAGAACGTAATTGACGAAGGTATTAAAATAATAACTAAAATCATTGATAAAAAATAATAATACACTAAAATAACTAAACTAATATGAAACCTACGTTCAATTCAAATATGTTCGAAAGCATTAAGAGTGCTCTTGAAAATGCTAAGACTAAGCAAACTGGCGGCAATTATAAGAATATTCTTTCTATTGCTGGACCTGCAACTTATGTTATTCGTCTCTTGCCTAATATCAAGAACCCGAAAGAGACCTTTCTTCATTACTATCATCACGGCTGGAATAGCATTGCTACCGGTCAATACGCAAGTATTACATCTCCTTCGACTTGGGGTGAGCGTTGCCCAGTAAGTGAGCTTTACTTTAAGATTCTGCGTAGCGGTACTCCTGAAGAGCAAGAGCGCGCTAAAGCCAATCTTCGTCGTAAGGAGAACTGGTATGTTAATATCTTTGTTGTAAGTGATCCAAAGAATCCTGAGAACAACGGTACTGTTAAAGTTCTTCGCTTTGGTAAGCAACTCAATAAGATTATCGAAGCTGCTATTAGTGGGGATGATGCTTCTGAGTTCGGTGCTAAGATCTTTGATCTTTCAGAAAACGGTTGCAGTCTTCGTATTAAGGCCGAGCTTGTCTCTGATAAGCCTGGTGCACCTAAGTATCCGACCTATACTGCTTCTAAGTTTCTCGCTCCAGGACCTATTGAAGGTCTTGATGAAGATAAGATCTCTAGTATCTATGAAAGTGTGTTTGACCTCGATACTTTTGTCGAGCATAAGACCGCTACTGAGATCCAGACTTTTATCGATACTAACTTCTACGGTAATGAGGTCGCTACTCCAGCAATTACTGCCCCTGTTGCAGACGCAGAAGATATTGATGTACCTTACGAAGCTCCTAAGCCTGTCGTTAAACCAGCAGCTAAACCAGCTGTAGTTGCTGCTAAACCTGTCACTAAACCGGTTGCAGAAGATGCGTCAGCTAACGATGACAAAGTCAAGGCTATTCTTGACGGTCTCGATGACCTGTAATAGATGACTGAGCAACAAAGACGCGAGCAGATAATGAAACAACGCCAGCAGGCCGGTCAAGCCCGGTCTGCTGCGCCTGCTATGTCTGATGCTGAGGCCCAGCAAATTGCTTCCGAGAACCAGAATCTCACCCAAGAGCAAATAATCGCTATTGCTATGATGGGTAAGTTTGTTCAGCATGACGTAATGGGAGTAAAGAAAGCCGCGTTAGGCGATCTTAAGGTTAGTGATGTAGATATGTCTAAAGTAATGCCTTCGGGTATTGCTAAAGCAATGGGTATGCAGCCGCAGACACAAATGCAGGCTCCTCCTCAAGTTATACGCCAAATCCCGGCCATAATGGCTCCAGCTGCTTTACCGCCCGGTGTAGTAAATCTGCCTTATATTGAGCCTGTTGCTAATGATGCTCAAACTGAATTTAATTTTGAGAGAAAAGTACGTTACGAAGAAATCATGGAAGCTATTGATAAACTCGAGAATAAGATTATAATTCTCACGAACAAGATTAACGAACTCTCTACTATAGTAGATAAAAAAAAACCGAAGAAGAACCTAGACGATGGACCTCAAGCTGGCTAAAAAAGACTTTGCGGATAACTTCCTGAGCATCATCAGTAAAGCTGTTGATGTAGCTTCTATTAAAGCCACTAAAGATGGCTTGTATGTTGTATGCAATAAACCTGATACGAGTATTATATTACTCGGTAAGTACAATCATGCTTTAGATGTAGAGCAAGAGACTACGCTTAATATAGGAGACATTAAAAAGCTTCTAAGAGTTATTGAGTGTATTGAAGAGGATGAAGTAACTTTTAAAGTTAATAGTAATCACCTTCTATACAAGTCTGATACTATTCAGTTTAAGTATCATTTTCTAGATGATGCTATTGTACCTAAAGTATCATTAAAGAGAGAGAAAATCGAGTCATTAGAGCTTGATACCTTCTTTGATATTGAGTATAAGAAACTACAGGAAATCCTTAAAGCTAGCTCGTTCACAACTGATACCAATAAGATTTATCTTTACGGCCAACCTGATGGTATTTATTGTGAGCTAGGAGACAAGGAAAAGTCTAATACAGATAACATCACACTTAAGGTGGTTGATAAGATTGAAGGACAACCGTTAACACAGGCTTTACCGTTCAATCTCGATATTTTTAGAGTACTATCGGGGGTTAAGTTTGACAAAGCACGTGTGGGTATTAATCTTAAATTTAAGATTATGTCTTTCTATGTGAAGCCTACTGATGAAACTGAATTCAAGTTTATCATTTCTGGCCTTGTCAAATAATGGCTAATAAAATTACAACTCAGAGCTATTTCGTCAAAAGACTAAAGGATTCTGGATACCTCGTATACAAGCTTTTTGATGAGTACGGAGAATCAGACCCGCGTAGCTGGACAGTAATGATTGATCCAGGTAATGCTTCTATAATTTGCACCTGTTAT